AACAGTATCACTATTTGGAAAAGCATCTTTGAACATTTTTATACAATCATCTATATCACCTTGATTGGCGGCTCTTCTCCACGAATATTTGTTCATTGCTCCATCTTGAAATAAGATTATTTCATAATCATCAAAACTTTGTGTTTTAATAGAAGCAATAACTTGTTCAAGATATCCGGGCCTGTTAAATGATAAAAGAGCTATTTTCATTTTACCCTCCAATAAGAATACATTTCTTTATCAATTTCATATTTCATATCCTTTCTTTTTCTTTTTGGTTGCTCTTGTGCCCATTCCCACATCTTAGTGAGTCCTTCCCAATAACTAGTTTTATCTTTAAAATCTAGTAATAATTCTGATTTTTCGTGAGTGGAAAATGCTTGATGAACTTCGTGGCGTGGTTCTAGATGGACTACATCTGCTCCTCCCATTATTTTTGATAAAGCTTGAGATGCTTCTTTAATAGTAATAGCAATTTTACTACCTAAATTTATAATTTGTTTGCTAGCTCTTTTATCTGTACCAGCTTTCCACATCGGTTCTAAACTATCATCAATATAACTAAAAGCTCTTCGTTGATTACCATCTCCGAATATAGTTAAAGGTTCCCCGTTCATATGTTGATACATCCATATACCTAATACGTTACGGTATCTATCCCAAATATTTTGGTTTTTACCGTATACATTATGTGGCCTGAGAATACACCAGTCTAATCCGTGTTGTTCCCCTGCAATTTGTATATCCATTTCACAAGCTAACTTAGCTACCCCGTAAGGGTCTTTAGGTGCTGGAACTAAATCTTCACTAAAAGGTGGTTCTGCTTCACCATATACTGCCATTGATGATGTAAATACTAATCTATCAACTTTTGCTCTTATACATTCGTTAATAACATTTGCAGTTGCTACTACGTTGTTACTATAATTATATCTTCTAATGAAGGGACTTAAACATTCTGCTGCATAAGCAGCAAAGTGAAACACTACGTCAGGTTTTTCTTTTTTAAATATTAACTTTAAATTTACGCGACCTTCTTTAGTACTATATGTGGTACCCGAAACTGCTTGGTCCTTAGCTAAATCAAAGTGGTAAAACTTAGCTTTTTTATTGATATTAGAGCGATAACCTCCAGATAAATCGTCTATACCAACGACTTCGTGCTTAGTATTTTCTAAAATCCAGTCTGCTAATCGCGAACCCATCAGTCCTGCTATTCCAGTTATTAGTATTTTTTTAGTTTTCATATATAATCAATATATCGTCATACCTTGCTTTATAGGCCCTTAGGTCTATACATTCTACCCGGTTTGCGTCGTCAAATGCATCTACAACAGGGTGTATATTTTGCCCGTTTTCGATGTCTTCTATGGCGAGTGTTCCTCCTTTCTTTAATAATTTAATGTAATGTTTAGCACAATATATTTGTGATTCTAATGTATGAGGCCCATCATCTATTATAATATCAAACTGAATATCTTTAAATAAATCTAAGGTTTTCGAGTTATAAGCATCGTAAGGAGTTAATACTTTAATTCTTTTATAATCATCTTTTAAGAACTGGTGTCGTAATTCATCCCGATTATCAATACCATAAATAGTAGCATTGGGAAAAAAGTCGTTCCATAATACAAGAGAACCACCTCCACCTATCCCTATTTCCAATACGTTCCTTACATCTTCTCTAATTTTACCAAATAATTTTTGGTATTCAGGTAAATAAGAGTGTACGGTGCCCTTATCTGTTTTTTCATTGTCAACTATATTTTCTAAATTCATATTTTTACCATCCCATTTTTATTTGTGAAACTGTTCTAGAATATTTCTATTCTTTTGATTGAGGGTAACACCTTTATGGTGATATATAAAAGCATCTAAAGCTATACCTTTTCTGCCTTTAAATCTTAAATTCAATTCTATTTCATTTCCTACATTAATCTGAATAGGGTTAAATAAATTACCATCTGATAATTCGTTAAGAAGAATATCTCTGGTAAAGCACATTAGGAATCCGTGAAAGAAATTGGTTTCTTCATAGCCATCCTTTAACATTGATTGAACTTCATTGTAATATTCTTTATTATCTGCTAATAATGCTGTGGAGGGATATCTTTTACATATATCGTATTGTTGTATGGGAGCCCAATCGCCCACTCCTTTAGGATTACAAAGTGGGGATACTGAATGAAACCTTATTAATAATTTTTCTAGATTTTCTATACACCCTTTAGGTATAAGTATATCATTGTTAGCTATGTATAAATTAGTGTAAAGATTGTTTTTATAATAATTATATGCACGGTTCCAACTATCAGTTAGTCCCATTGGTTTATCTTTACCCATAAATCTTGCTTTATATTTCCAAGCTAAAGATTTTACATCATCTTGTTGACTATAATCATCAACTATAAGAATATCAATTTCACCCTTTTTATATATATCTGTTTCGTGTAAACTTTTTAATAAAGCTTCAGTGTAATCATTATGATTAAGAGTGGTAATAACAAATAATACCATATGTGCTTATTTATAATCGATAAGAACTCTATTTCCATTAGTTACTGATACTGAAGTTAAGAAACCTGCGCTTTCTGTTACGCCAGTTATACCTTTAGGTACACGCGCCATTAAACGCCCCATTTGGGAAGTTGAGATTTAGGAGGTGCCTTTGCTTTTGGTTCTGATTTTGGTTCCGGCTTAGGTTCCTCTTTAGATTCTTTAATAACCGTTTCTTTTTCATTATTTTCTTTTTTATTTTTAGCCATATTTATGTACTTCCTGATATAGTTTTATAAGTTTCACCAATTAATGAGGATTCGTGCATCTGTGCGTCACCCCAAGGGACCATACTTCCTGATAACAAATCCCAAGCTAAAGCAACAACTTGCTCGTCTGTTTTACCTGATGCGGATGAACTAACTACAATAGTATCCCAATAATTTGCTCTTCCGTTAGGAGAACATTTAGCTGTAAAGCCGACACATACTCCAGTAGGAGAATCGGTTGGATACCATTCGTATCTGGTTACTATATAATTTGTATAACATTCTGACATACTTTACCTCTTTTTACTCCGTCTCGTCTTCTTTTTCTTCTTCACCCGTTTCGGTAGATTCTTCGTCGTCCCGTATTTCTTCGCCCATTTGCGGGCTAATTGGGGCTTCTTGGAGAAAAGAAAGCGCTTCTGGGCTTTGCTCTTGAACGGCATTTAAAATCGCCTCTAGTTGTTGAACTCTGCCAAGCAGGTTCCTATTTTGCGTTGTTAACCAATTAAGGTTATCTGACATTTCTTGATTCGTTTCCATCGTTTCACCTAATTTCCGCACGCACAAAATTTATCTTTACAAATTTTATACTGCATTAATCTATTCTTACTAAATCTATTTATAGCTTTCGCCCTGAGATTGTTAATTTGAAATCCTACATCACCATTATCTTTATACCAACCCCATTTATTTCCGGATTCTCCATCATAAATAGAACTAAAAACAAAAGATATATCTTCATCTTTCCATCCTGCATTAATTAATTCTGCGGCGATAGCAGTATTAGCCATATGATTATTACTACCTTTTTCAATCCCACGTTGAATAGCTTTCTTAATACAAGCACGTACTGGATAGATATATCCAACAGATTTTTGGGGGTAATTTCTATATGATTCATTATTTTCGTTAATCTTATCTAATAAATAGGACATACTGTTAGTAGTCGTAAATTTAACATTTAAAACATCACACACAAATTGTAGTAATCCTTTAGCAGCTCCTTCATTTTGTTCTCTATCTATATTAAAAGAACGATTACGAGGCCATTTAGATAACTCTTCTATTTCTTCCATTGTATATTCTAGCATTTCTTCTACTTCAAGCTGTATGCAATAGCGCCCATTTTTTTTATTAGTGTGTTTATTAATATAAGGGGTGTTAACCATCCTGCGTAAACATACTATACTATTATTAATACAATGTTGATCAAGTGATTTTAATTTATACTTAGTTTTTAAAAAAGTTAAAAAATCGCGAATAGCATCTCGTTTTATATGAGTAGGTAAAGGTAAATAAACGAAATCAATGTTTAATTGAAAACCGCGCCCACCTGTATAGTAAATGCGTGGTACAAGATTTTTGGGTATACAGAATTCTTCATAGAGTTTGCGCACATCTTTTAAACAATTATCTACATTTTCATCATCATCAAAATCAAACCAAATAGTTTCTATAATAGCACTATCATAATTGATATTACTTTTATCATTCATTTCATCAAAAGCGTATACACTCACATAACAGTTTTTGCGCCCAGACCACTTTTTTATAAGTTCATCGCCACTTTCTTTACTGTCGAAAGTAGCAATACGGGCGGGTATACCAAATTCACGGAATACTATTCTTTGTCTTTCCATTCTAATTCCTGTATTTCAACTATCCAAGCAGTAGGGAGGCATATAAAATCTGTGCCATCACAATCAGTATAATGATAGGTTATTACAGTCGCGGTTGTATCTGAAACAGTCATTTCACCAATTGTTTCACAATACGAAAGATGTTCGCTAGGGTCTTTAATGCAAACTCTACGAGCTCTTCGTTCATTTACGGCGTCAAGCCATTTGACACGCACTAAAGGTCCATTATCACCTAATGAAATATTTGATGATTTAGGCATTGTTAACTACCTCATCTTTCCATTCATTAAAAAGTATATCAACTACTTCATTATCCCCTATATTCTTATAATATTTAGCATTAGGGGGAGTATCTGTTACAAAAATAGGTTCTCTAGGGCGGTCAAAAAGTAATCTATCATACGGAATTTGATTTAATTTAAGCCATTCTTCCGTAGATAATTTAGTATTTAAATCATTAGGTCTTGCACACCATATTGTGATATGGTGGTGTTTATTTTTTAACCATTGCATAAATTCGGTTACATTAGCTAGTGGTAAACAGTGTTCATAATTAGGGTATTGATGTGGGCTCACTCCTAAAGGAGGAGAACATATAACTCCATCTAAATCGAATACTAAATTCATTATATCCCCCATATTGCTAAAGCAATAAATATTTGAAGATACCCAAATGCAAATTCTTCATAAGTTACTAACCAACTCATTTTACTTCCTCAAATTCTACAAGAACTGCATTTCCCAAACGCCACACTAAGTATTCAACCGCTATAGGGTAAAATACTGCTATAAAAATCATTACATCTAAATGAGCGAACCAATTCATATTTTCACCTTATTTATCCACTGTTTCCATTGTTCACCCACAACACTCCAGTCGTAGTATTTCTGCATATATTTACGGGCTGCTTTAGAAGCTTTTTTAAGTGCTTCTCTATCATCATAATAATATTTAAAAGCTTTAGCTGCTTCGTGTTCATCCCATAAAGCACGCATAGGAGCTGCTCTAATAGGAGTATCCCACATTAAATCTTTATAAGGAATTAAAATTCCTCTATCTGAAATAATCATTTCGCCTCCACCTTCTTGTCCACAAGGAAGTACCATTTCTTCGGGACATTCTGGTTTATCAGCTCCAACTAATTCATAACTAGTAGTATAATTACTGATGACATTTGGAACACCACAAGCCATTGCTTCTGCTGTTGGAATACCAAATCCTTCACCACCAGTAGGCAATGCGTGAACATCCATTAAATTATAGATATCTACCATAGCATTATCATCAGGGTGTTGCCCTTGTTCTAGATTACCCATTGTGGGTGGCATCATATATTCAGCAATATCAAAAACGTGAGCACTTGTCATATATTCAATATTCCATCCCATATGGTCCATCCAATCCATATGTAATAATAGTTTTGCATCGTCAGGTCCGAGATTATTATCTTCTACAAATATCTTAAAAGCACGCATTAAGCGAGGGATGTTTTTCCGATGTTGATTTCTGGCTACACATCCTACAATAAAAGTGTCAGGGTTGGGTTTTGTAACTACTTTTGGTTTAAAGAAATTACAATCAACTCCGTGTGGTATTGTAACCATACGTTCATTTCCTGACCAACTAGGAAAATCTATACTCATTACAGTTTTTCCATATTCTGACATCGCAATAGGATAGTCTACCCCTTCTAATGTCGCTTGCCAAGCGGGAATAGAAGGTTGTCCATCAATAGGAATAATAGAAGCTATCTTAAATCGATCTTTATTAGCCATTCGATAAGCTTTTTTCGCTAAACTTTGAAACTCTCGTTGAGTCATCTTCTTTTCTTTATCATTAAGTAATGGTAAGTTTATACCTTTTGGTTTTTTTGCTTCCATCATATATGAAAACATCTGAATATCCAAATGAGTAAAAACTAATTCTGGTTGAAAACCTTCTATCCATTGCGGAAAAGATTTTTCACCAAATTTTTCTTGGCCGGGGTGCATCAAAGGTAATAATTCCATCTTTACCTTTTTATCTTCTTGACCTAATGGCCAAGGAGTTTCCCATTCTGGTTGGTGTTCTTTATTTTGGCATCCTGCATACCCAACGGTATGTCCTTCGTCTGCAAAAATACTAGCTATACATCTTGTATTCGTCCCGAATCCTGTAGGGGCCCAAGGCGAATCACTTACTGGCATTATTCTCATTTTTTTCCTCTTCATTAGCGCGTGGGGGCTTTATTTTCTGAGCCTTTAATCACAACGATTTCCTTTCGATTAACTACGAGCGAACCCTTCTCACCTTTGAGATATATAAACTGTTCGTCGTCATTCATTATATGTCCTCTTCCAAGTTTTGTTTTTCCATCTTCACGCCACACTACTTTTACTTCCACTCCTTTATAATAAGTAGTAACCGCACCTAAATTTTCTTCACTATTCATTTCAACACCTCCACGGTGTATTATAATAAACTGATGTTTTATATATAAAGGTTATGTAATTCGCTCAAATTGATGAACAGGGATAAATGCATAATGATTTAATTCTACTGCTCCTCTATTAGTGCGCGCATTAAAACCAAAACGTATTATCGCATTTTCTAAATCGACATAGTATATACCATCAGTAAATTTAATAGCTAAAATTGCTTTATGACCTAGATTGATTAATCTCAAAGCTTTGCGCACTTTCTTTGAAGGAATGATTGTTTCTTCATAGGCATCGTGAGTGTTGCGTCTGGATTTAATTTCCACAAAACAACAACAGTTTTCAGTCCACGAACAATAATCAAAATGGTCGTATTTTCCTAATTTTTTAAAGGGTGGCCAATTAGGAAAGATTGATTCTAAAGCGCGCATTACTTTAGGTTCTTCTTTAAGCCCCCATTTTAAATCTGTAGAAATATCTACTTTCTTACTTGGTGTTCCTAAGTTTCTTTTCTTCTTCATAAATCCTCTCTCATATATCCACCCATAAAAACATCCACATCCATAGTATTAAAAATGATGCTATAAGTATATACCACCAAGCTTCTTCCATATGTGGAGGAGCTTTAATTTTCATTCTTTCCTCCCATCGGGATGATTTTTCTTCTCATAACAATCATCACAAATATACACCTCAAAATCTGCGCTGTGAATGCTAGCTTGTTTGCAATAACCGCAAACTAATTTTTTTACTCTCTTCATATTATCTCATCCCATTTAGTTGTATGGCATTTAGGGCACGACCATCCTTCCATCTTTTTTCTAAAATCTATATCAATTCCTCGTCGGAACATTACTGTTTTACAATCTTCGCATACAGGCGATGCATTAATGTGTGGTATTTTCATTCTTTCTCCTAAATAAAATCCAATAATTGTCTTTGTTTGTTATCCATTACTGTAATTGGTGGTTTTCGTTTCATATAATTACTCAAGCCAAATTTTTGCAAGAGCGAACTAACCATATCCCAGTGATATTTAATATCTATGTCATCTAGATGTTCAACTTGCTCCACTAGTTTATATCCTTCATTAGTTTTATAAAAACTAAATTGAGTGCCGGGGGCTAATTTCATATTCATCTTTTGAGCTTCACGCGCTAGTTGTACTATAAGGTCATTCTCTGTTTTATAATCAGCAATCTCTTTATTCATTGTGCGCATTTGTACGAAATCTTCTAGTTCATAATTTTCAAAACTATATAGGTTTTCTATAAATTCATCTGTAACAACATTATCTAAACGAGCGTCTATAAGTTGGTCTAAAACTTTAGTATAGAAAGTACATCGACTTTTAGATTTAAAAGTAGAACCGTGTTTAACGAGTGAATTATCTTCTTTGCGCAATACATAATTACCTATTTGAATCCAAAATCCTTCCTTAAATGTATCTTTTTCTACTTCAATCCATCGCTCTTCACTAAAAGGAAATATAGTTCGCATTGCCTTTTGTAATTCTGTATTAAGCCAATCTACATCTACATCAGCAGATGTATTAACACCATCTGTGTGTATATAAACTACTACATCTCCATTCTTTAAAGTTATAAGTTTTCGAGCACCCATAATCAACCAACGAGCCACTCCAGTAATAGCAATACCCACAGATAAATCTCCATAAGTCATATACGGATTAGTATTAGAGCCATAAAATGTATTAACCATTATTTTTAAAGCATTAGAACGACTCTTTGCTTCTTGAGTGTTTAATCTTTTAAAAGGTTCACGCATCTCATTAAACTGTTTGCTCATTGTATAAAGACTAGATTTTCTGTCTTGAGCTATTCTTATAATAATATTTTTATTGATAATATTATCAGGAATAGTAAGGATGGCGTGATTATTTTTCATTTCACTACCAAATTTGGATATATCGTACTCTTCAGTTCCAATGATTTGTGTAGTATCAGGACCTAGATTAAGAGCCATCGCTATGCTCGGATACATTGATTTAAAATCTACCTTATAATTTTCTTTATGAAAACCCGGTTTATATAAATCGATATGAGCTGCTTGAAAACTCTCAATTTCTGGGTGTCTATCTTTATTTTTATCAAGTGTAAGAATCTCTTGTTTATACAAAGAGCGCCCCTGTAAAATCTTTGTGATAAAAGAATCTGGACCATTCAAATACATTTCTAAAGGTACTTTAAGCACTTCAGCTACAAACAAATGTTGTTGAAAGTAATGGTTAAATAAAAATTCAGTGACTTTACAATCACTTATTACATATTCTTCTACTATTTCCATATCATAATCTAGAATATTCTTTGTGCGAAAATCTAATTCTTTTGGGTCTTGTCCATAGAATTGTGCTACATTTTTAAGACCTTTAGGGATACCTGATAACGCATAATCACGTCGAGTAAAATTTAATACATCTACTATTATACGACCCCAGCAGCGTACAGTATTTTTCTTTAATCCTAGCTCAGGTTTTAACTTATCTTTGCGCCCTTCACGGTTAAAATATTCAGCCATATTTAATTTATGTAAGTTTGCTCTAAATTCTACTTGAGGTATATCATACCCTACAACATTGTATCCATAAATAATGTCAGGGTCGTACTCTTTCACAAAATTAAAGAAGTCCTGTAAACATTTTTTATCGCTCTCTCCATCCCAAGTAAATGCCTTAGCTGTACCGTCATTAGTGGCTACACCAATAGTCACAATAGGATATTTTTCACCAAAAGGAAATGTACTATCCGGGGTGTATGTTTCTATATCAAAACCTAGAGTGCGTGGTCCTTCTGAATCAAAGAACTTACCAAAAAATTCAGGGTGCTCAATACATATACGTTCAGATTCATTTTTCGTTACTCCATCTAAGAAACCACGAGGTCCCATTTCAAATTCATTTAAAGCGCCACAATTAGCAACTTCTATTTTATCGAATTTCTTTTTACGGTCTGAGCCTAAGACTTTATACTCTTTCCCTTCTTTAGATTCTTTGTAGTAATGATGTGTACGCGGGGAAGGTCTGATTAATTTTTCCCCTCGGCTCCAAATAATAACTTGTTGTTCATTAGTATTCCTATTTATAGTGTTCGGACCTGCTACTGCAATTAAGGGTACTTTCATAATTTTTCGTTTATCTCCTTTAATTCTTTTAATATTTTTCTAAGCAATACTGCACTACCGTCGTGTTTGGTGGCTCTTGTTCCACTTCTTTCTATCGTCATTATACACCTTCAAGTATTTCTGGTATTAAACCTTTACGGAGCAGAAAATTAAGTTCTGATTTGGTATATCTATATATTAAATCTGCTTTACTATCTGCTTGAACAGACCATTTTTTAATAATAATATAATCATACGGGCGCACCCACATTTTCTTTTTTAATCGACCGCGTATTCGAATCATACGGGTTTTTCCATCTTCACATAAAGCTTTGAGGCGTGAGCCTCCTGTCATTTCGCGCACTACTGCAAACATTTCTTCGCGCGGAACATAAGGCATTTTTACTCTTTTAATAACAGGTATTTCTTTATTCGAGCCACGACCCATAATCATCACCTCCTTTCTTTTCAGGAGCTAAAGGAGCTTCCTGTCCTAGTATAGTCTTTTCTTTAGTAAAAGGGTTAATTACTTCTGTTTCCATACAGTAACGCTCAATATATTCATTAGCTACATCAGAAGGCCAAGTATCTTTCACAAGTTCCTTAGTTTGTTCTACTAGTGTATTCCAATCAATTTTAGTACTTGGTTCCTTCACTAGTGGTGATTTAAAGAAGACTTGTTTATTTCCTTCTTCTTCCATTTCTAAGAACCCTAACATCGTTAAAGAACCGAGTAAGGGGTTAATATTTTTCTGAGCAAAGGGCAAGCCTGCTTGACGAGCAGCTTGTTGTATTTCCCGTCGGCTCATCTTAATTGTTTCGGTTGTTACAAGCCCAAATTGATCCATTTCGCTATCAGGAATAAGATGCAATATATCGGTACCGTGTGCAGGCATTTGTAAACATTCAGTAACAAAAGAATCTATATAGATTTGTATAGCTAACCAATTGTGTTTAGGTGTTACAAGTCCATAAACGTGCTCATCCTTTTGCACAGTCAATATTTCATCAGGGAAAAAACGTGCTACTCCTTTAATTAATTTAAGCAAGTAGTGTATCTTACTACGAGCAATGGGAAAAATGTTTGGTATTAAATCAAAGAGAAAGGGCGCACAAGGATTTCTTATTTTAATTGCGCGAGCATCATCTCTTCTAATTATACAATCCCGGAAATGGTCTCTGAGTAATTGAATTTCTTCTGGAGACATATCTTCGAGGTCTTCTATTGGTTGTGATGCTTGTTTTAGCTTGTATCGTAATACATCTTTAGTTTGTTTAACTGTAGGATTAGTGTGAGTAATCATATATCTACGCTCTAATTCAGCATCTAAATAGGCTTCTCCACGTTTATTTTCTACTGCTTTGCACATAAATACAAATTTAGGGTGCAATTGTTGCACACGAATATCATTTATTGTGACATCTGTACGTCTGCGTTCTGCTGGTCGGTCATCTGCCCAAGTTTTTAATATTTCAATAATGTTTTCAGGGGCTTTTTGTGCTTCTGGAATAGCCACAAAGCGACATTCATTTATTCTATCGGTATCATACCACATTGCCGTCTCTGACATTTGCTCAATAACTTCATATTGAATGCCTGTACCTTCAAGTAAACCAAAAACTGCATTCATTATAACTGTCTTTCCTGTTCCACTGTAAGCGTTAATTAGAAAGTTAGTGTCTTCTAATAAATAAGCAATTGCTGCAGTCACAGCTAGCTTATCTTCTCCAATAATAGGCACAAGTTGTCCCTTATCATTACGCACATTGTGAAAGTATCTTACTAAGTCTGTAAGTTCAAATTGGCTCATTCTCTATAAATCCTAGCTTTGCGCAAATCAATTATTCCATTTTCTATCAAAGCTACTGCATATTTCTTAGCAGTTTTGTCTTTTAGTTTAGGCATTTTTTTCTTGATTTCTAAGAAGAAATCTATAAGTGTAAAAGGTTTCCCTTCAAGGTCGGCAATACGGCGCACTACCTCTTCTGGTACAACCCATTTAAAATTCTTTATTTGGTTCTGAAAATTACTATCGAGCGATGGTCTAAAAACTTCAGCAACATATATTTCATTATCAGTCCGTTCTAAAGCATATCCATTTGCTTGGCCCCCTGTCGGGGTGGTGATTTTTTTTCGTTCAAAAGTGAACAAAACATCACAAGGATTAATATTACTATCCAAAAGTTTTGAAAAATTATGTTGAAAGTATGAATGAGTAGATAAATTAGCACTAAGATAGAATACGGTTTCATTTCCTTTTTCTATAAATATGCCATAAGTAAAATCGTGTTGTTGTCTCAGTCCATTTTTACAATAGATGCACTCTTTACCTTTTTGTTGGTAGCACTGAACTCGCTTTCGCTTAGAGCTAATCCAATGTTGCAATCGGTGTAATGGGCTGATGAAAGCAAATTGGGCCTCAGCGGTCATAGAGTCTTCTAACCAGACTCTCGCGCTTTGCTGAGACTTAATCCACTCACTATGGTGGTCGGTGTTCACTTCTTTTCTTTCTCTAGTCTTCTGTGTTTCCTTTTCCACGCTTCATTAGACGAAAGTAGGGTTTATTGTCTCCCTCTTCATAGTAGGTGTTTTTGAACATTACAAACTCTTCACCTGTCTCCTTCTGCTTACCACTGTAGTAGACACTACCACTTTTGGCTTCGTTACGGAAAAGACCGCACATCAATTCTAGCTCACTGTTTTCTTTTTTGGGCATAGTTATTCCTCCTTAGCTTAGCTATGTGATATTGGTATATAAAACCTATCACTTACTCTTCACCTTTATTAGTTTACCCGTTTTCGGGTTCATTTTGTAACCAATTTCTTTTAATACTTCTGCTCTTTCTTCTGCTCCATCTTTATATCCTTTTAAGGCAGCAGTTGAGGCATCAGACATTCCTATTAAACAATTACCGCATATCCAACGGCCATAAGTTGCTTTAGCATATTTGCCTGCAAATTTTTCTTCTCCTTCGCGCACAGTGTATTTACAAAATGTGCAACGACCTAAAACAGCGTCTTCTCGTAATCCACGCATTAACCGAACATCTCCGGAACAATTTCATCGTGTAATGCTGTTGTAGATTCTTGCACAAAAGTAGCTTTTAAATGCTCATCGCCGTGCATTTTATGAAGTTTTTCAGCAAATTGAGAGAACTCATTAAATAATGTTTTACAGTCCATACCACCAATAGGTAGTATTTCTAAGCATACCACTCCCATTCGCAATATATGTTTATTTTCTGCGCGCAGACGATTATTTTCTGTATTAACATCTAAAACTTTTCTAGTAAGTTCACCTATAGCTGCCGCTGCTTGCTCTTGTTCTGTTTCACTCATTTTCTGCTCTAGCTTCTTCTGCATCTTCTAACACTCCATTCATTAATTTCACTGATTTCCATATAAGGCGTAAGTCTTTATCATAAAATCCTAGTTTGTGCAAAGATTTTGATATAGTTCTGCCCAATCCATAAGCTTCTCCAATACGATTATCAAAAGCATCAATCTTCGCTTCAAGTTCATCCATTCTTTTTAAAATGTCGTTGACATTCTGTACAAAAGGCCACCAATTATCGCTTAAATCTTCGCTTCTTCTGTCTATTATGTGTCGGAACTGTGAATGAGCCATCATTTCTGGTTCCTTTTCTTTTCGTTTTGCCATATTTTCCTCTTTGTTTTAATCGACTGATGTGTTTCCAATCTGTTTTGGTATTTAAGTGTATTGGTTTCCCTATATGATTATCAAATGATTCAAATCTTCCCATCCAATAATCTCTAGCATTTTCATAGGTGTCTTCTATATTTCGTGTAATTAACCAGCTTAAAATTTTCTGTTTCATTTTATTATTCTTTTTCCAGATATTTTCAAATTGATGCATTTTGTTATTCATTTCAAATACTCGCTTACCATTTTTATAGAATCTCTTAATGATTCATTATCTGTAATTTCTGCTATCTCAAAGTCCATATCTTTTATCATTTTAATAGCTTCTTCTTTTGATAAATATCTTAGCACTATTTGCACTAGGTGTATTCCTTCTGATTTCGTTGTTACCATTATATATTCCTGAAAAATTTATTTAACATTTCATCTAAGGCCTTATCGAGCGATAGAGCTTGCTCAACTACAGGCTTATTCTTTATCCACGTAATAGCAATTTGAACTGCTTTAACTAATTCAGGTGTGACTGATGTTTCTCGTTCTTTTAACACTTCAACAACTGTTTCTAGTCTATCTAACAAAACTGGTAAAGTAAACTCTTCATTATTTTGATTAAACAAACATCCCACCCCCATTATCTTCACTTTCAAATTTTTCTGTGCGCGCCTCTACATCTCCTTTGAGGTCCATTAATCTACGCTCAAAAAATTTAACGTATGATAGTAGCATTATTTCTTCTTCATCTGTAAGGATAAAATCTTTTTTAATCTTCTTTAGACCTTCTTTAATAGTAAAGGGAGTTATACTAAAATATATCTTAACCCATTTCTCAAAAAGTTCTTTCTGGGTCTCATCATCAAAGCAATCTAGAATATTCAAAATCTCTACTTCATCATTATCTAAATCATCTATGATTTTTTTTAGGATTTGAGCCATATTTATTAACCTCGTTTGCGCAGACACTGAATCCCACCGGTCTCGGTAGTTTTCACTACAGATTTTCAGCGTCTGCAAATGTTGGAATCTTTCTAGCTTTATAAAGGTTGTTGGAGTTTAAAAAGTTTTTCCAAGTCCCATCTCACAGGAGAAGAAAGTCGCTCTAGTTCAAATGAAAGGGGATGTTTCTCAATCTCATCCCACGAAACTGACTTTTTCTTAGAGATATGGTGCAGTTGTATTATCCCATCTGGTCTTATGGCCCACACCCGTTTGTTTCTTGGTTCATCTCTTCTTAGTAAAAAAAGGGAAAGTCCTCCGCTCGCTTCCATTTCAAGACCAAAATCAATTTGATGAGTAGGAATGCTTGGTGTATCTCCATAATAAAGGGGAAAAGATTTTGTGCGTCGGCTCGTTTTACACTCAATAAGAATAGGCGTTCCTTCATAAACAGCTAAGAAATCTCCCGGTTGTTTCTCTGCTACAGCCTGATTGATAAATCGGCTCACATCATTTGTGTCTTGTATACGAAACCAAAAGCAATTAGCATCCTTTAAGGATGTTCGGATTTCCGCTTCGAATTTTTTACCAGTATCCATAAAACTACCTGCCAGTATGTATAAAGTAATATAAAGATAACGAGGTATTTAATGTCTTCTCTTATGGAGTCCATAATTTTTATCTTTGATCTTTTTCTCACTCGCGGATTGGAGCCATTTACCACACTTTTTACATTGTATAGCATATCCTTTCCTTCTACCATAAGTAATATTACAGTTAGGACACTCTACTCTCATTGGTATTTCCTCCAGAGAAGATATAAGAGTCCTGCTATTGGGCCATCTAATATAGCTATTAGTATTATCCATTCGCTTATTTCCATCGTCACTTTAAACCCCGAAATATGTGAGCTATAACATCTACGGTCCAACCATTTCCAAGCATCTTATAACGCTGAGTGTTACTCACATCCTCTGTATATCCGTCAGGAACGGTCTGCAAACGCTCACACTCTGTTGGAGTGAGTTTGCGATAAGTAGGGTATTCGAAACGCATATAATCATAATTAGCTGCAGTTAAACAATTACTCTTATCTTTCATATTCCTTCCGCGTCTTGTTTCAGACTTTATAAATGTTGCATCAAAGCAATCTCCATCTTCAATTTCTGTATAACCCTTTTTTGTTGCTTCGCGCACAAGTAAAACTTTAGGTTCTCTATTTCCTCCAGTGCAAGCATTTAATGTAGGGCTTTTCCCACTATCAGCATAAACTCTCTTTAAACAATCGTGGCCATTAATATCTGTTGCATTAGCAATATGATGACACTCAGCATTAGAATCGAAATCTCTTAGCTCACACGGTCTTTCTTTGAATACTAGTTGTCTACGATGTTTTTCGAAATATGATTTAGGGTTTCCACCCTTAAAATAATTAGCATCTATACAGTATGATTTTTCTCTATCTACTACCCCTTCTTCCAAAATATCTCTTAGTAATATTTTCTCATCCTCTGGTTGCTCAATACCCGGTATATTAGTCCAGTATAATCTTACTCTGTTCTGAGCAGATACTAATGCAGAATTAATCTTTATTGGTTTAACACCTAGATATTCATTTACAACGTCTTGATGCTCTTGTTTCATTTGCACATTCTCAAGTAAAAAATACTTGGGTTGAACTTCCACTAAGATTCTCACAAACTCAAAGAATAACTTACTTCGAGGGTCTTCAAAATTGAGCCCATTACCTGCTCTAGAAAAGCCTTGACAAGGGGAACCTCCTATCACTAAATCAATCTTTGGATAAGTAGTTTCATTTACAAAAGAGAGCTTACGAATATCTCCTAAATGTATAATCTCAGGATAATTCTTTTGTGCAATTTTTATAGCATACTTATCAATTTCTGATGCAAAATACTTCTCAACGGGAATACCAGCTCGTTCAAGCGCTATTCTTCCACAGGCCATACCATCAAATAAACTTAATACATTCATTCTAACATCCCTTTATACTTATCTTTTATCACAGCTTCACACCATTCTTGATGTATATCTAATAAGTCCCAATCAATATCTTCTTCATCCTCTACTAGTGGAGTTTCATAACCGCAACCGACACAATAAGCCGAATGTCTCATATACTATTCCACCTCATTGCGCACTCCATATGGAGCACAACATCATCTTTTAATCTCAGTAACCCCCCGTAAGGTGTTACAATCTCTCCGCACTTTAAACATCTCTCAGGAATGTTCTCACTGTTTTCTTTATTCATTATTTTTCTCCCTTTTTTTGTGTGTATATATTATATATCTTAACATACTATGCTATATCTTTATTTATACTTTACTTAGCTACCATCTTATTCCAGACTTTTCAAAGGTCTTTTCCCAATAAGACAATGCTTTATCGATATCTCGTAGACTATATTCTCCATTATTCAATTCAAACATATTAGATACAAAATCTTTGAGTGATTTTTCTATTTTTTGAGCTCCAGCTATAATTTTCTTTTGCTCATAAATTTCTCGGCTCATATCTTCAGATAATTCACACATATATAGGTATTTATCTTCTAGAGTTTGCTCAGGTTGTCTACGTTGTTTACGTTGTTTACGGCCTTCCTCTATACCAAAGGCAACCGCATCACATATATCTTGCGTTTTCTCTTGACTTGACTTTTCTTTTTTCATATTTCCTCATTTTTTATTTTTTTAAATCGCTTTTTGCAATTTCCACAGTTAGTTGTATTTATTGTATTTATACGAGCAGTTCTTTTCTCTTGTGATGTGAGAACGTGACCGCATAATGTTCTGCGCGTGCTCTGATTATACATATGCTTACGTCTCATAGTTCACCTTTCTCATCTTTTACACTACAATGAGGGCAATTATATTTGTGCGCTGTTTTCATTCCAATATAGTCTCCACCACACCGTAAACATCTCATTCTCCACACTCCTCACAACACTTAAATTCTGCTCTATATTTAGTGCATTCATCACAATCACAATTAAGACACATCATTCTCATAATACACACACCAACATTCCAATGCCGAGTCCTATCATAAATCCTATCAGCATATCCCAAAATTGTTCGCTCATTTTACTTTCCTGAACCAATTTCTCTGAGCGATTCTCACTACAAATCTCATCAAAGAGAAAGCATAAACTTTGTTCAGTTTAATTCTCCCATTTATGGGAGAGTCTAGTTTAGCTATTCTCTCAGCGTATTGTTCATCCGTTTCTATATGTCCATTACAATGGCCATCACAGCATTCACCTGCTGTTGGATTAAACTGAGTTTCTCGGCTAGGGTCTGCGTCTGTTCGTGTCTCAATGAGTATAGACTTATCTTCCTCATCCCATTCGAACGTAGCGTATTTCAATTCTCGTCTTATTTTCATATTTTTTTCTCCAAATCTGCTATTTCTTCTTCGAGCACCATAAGTCTCGATATATCTTCATCATTTTCATTAAGTATGCGCTTCATATGTTTTATCTCATCTGCTACTATTGACAAAGCATTAATGCCTTCTTCAAAGTGTCCAGCTGTGTCTGCTTCTTCTAAATAGGCCATACCTTCTCGTGCGTATTCTCCGACAAAATCTATCGAACCTTTAAAGCTCTCATAGATTTTCTCAAAGAGCATATCCTGCTCATCTTCTTTGTCTGCAAGTTTGTCAGACAGTCGTTCTATTTTCTCGTCTTTGCTCATTTTTGTTTCCTTTTTCGTTTCCTCTTTTTTATTTTTCTCACGGGTTGTTTACCTAAATCTGGATAGATAGATGAAACAACCTTGTTAAAGTCTATAAACGCGCCACCTTTCTCAGCACTCTTAGGTAGCGTATAACCCTCGTAAGGCTCTTTAGTTACTCTCTTTTTCTTCATATTTTTCTGCTCCTATCATATAATATTTTATCGTCTTTCCAATACCAATTTCTACTGTAATGTGTGTCCCATAGACACTGAGCACAGTATATGTCTAGTTTATAAACCTTTCGTTTTTTACACTGATAACATTTTCTCTCTGTGCTCATCCTAAACACCTCACACACATACACTCTGAATTTAGTGAACACCCAGATGCAAATTTATAAAGTTCATATTGACGACATTTTTCACATAGTTTTTTATCGAGCAATTGAATTCCCATAGCTGTGCTTACTTCATTTTCACATTTGTCACACTTATTATCTATCATAGCTCACTTTTTTTCTCTCTTTTTCTCCTACTTATATAGCGTGATTTAGCTCGTAATTTACTACCACATAGCTCACATCTCCAATGGTTTTTGTCCCATACAGCAGTGCATTTACCACACCAATTCCATATACTATAACCACCATATTCTTTTGATGGCCCTATGCTACTTTTTTCGCCATTCTCATAGCCTGTAAATTTCTTATTCATTTGTTCGATTTTCTCCAATGATCTCGACGCTTCAGATTTTATAGGTGAAACAGCCTTTATTTTTTTAAACATCTTGCTTATATAAAATTAAACATTTGTGGGGGAAGTAACCGCTCAGAAATAGAGGGAATGAACCAACAAACCCATCACTTCTTAAAGGAGCAAACAAAAACAAACATTCGGACAAACGATTGTGAGCTGCTACTTCCCTTTCCACTTGCTTAAACTAAACCTCCAATAAAAGTATGGTGCTTTTGATAGGATTTGAACCTATGTCTCCACCGCGAGGTGGTGGAATGATGGACCGGACTACACCACAAAAGCTCATACTCTTATTGCTCAAACTCATCTGCTCCCATAGCCGCAACATTACCAGCTATATCATTTATACATTCTTCACACATACATTCATCCCCAATGTCTGCGCGTGCGCAAATCTCATTGCTCACATTATTTTTATCATTCATACTATCGGCTTTTTCCTAAGGCTGACGCACTATATATACTCATCGTTGAGCGGTTTCCATTTGTTCCATCTGCTATTTCCGTGTGCCTTAAATCTTAGCATTTGATTGCATTTTAAACAGCGCGTTATCTCTTTCTCATATATGGAGCTACATATTGAGCACCAATTCCAGTTTAAATAGGCACCTGCAGCCTTAGGTGGACCGCACTTACATATTGTTCCGTTTTTGTATTTTCTCATAAATATATATATGCTCGATTTTTCAAACAAGACCGGGTCCCGGTAGATTTCTTAGGTGAAACCTTGTTTATTTTATTGAGCAGATCAAATTGGGGGATTGCGCAATGAATTCTGCAGTGGTCGCTCATCATACCGCAACTTTTTATCGACTGAACCAAAATCGAACCACACTCTACGGGCAATCCCCTTAAATCTAAACTAATCATTCTTTTTCCTTCTATACCAAACCTCATAACGCTCATAACCGTTGTTTATATAGGCAAGTATAACTCGTGCATACCAACCATTTCTACGCAAATTATATGCTCGCTTCTCGGCAGCTGGCTTATTCATAGCATACCAAGTAGTTGTGAACACTTCACCTTCTATCTTTCGTTCTTTACAATGAAAGTAAGGTGCGCCAAAATCTTTCTCACTTCTGCTCATATTCTTTCTCCATTGTTGTTCTAAGCTCATTGAGCTGTTTTAACAGCGTTGTTGCCTCAGATGCGATTGCATATAGTCCATATTCAATCTCATCCCATTTATCCCATATCTCATTTTCTTCGTTCATTTCTCATTCTCCAATTTGTCACTTTTTCTCGGTGGGTCGATGAGCGTTTCATCGTAAAATATTGGCTCAATTTCTTCTCCACGTTCATTCTCTTTAAATGATAATCCTATAATCTCTTTATCTTTCATATTATCGCTCAGAATCTCATCATCAAACAAGTCTGATATAATCATAGCCATTAGTAAACTATCAATATGATGCTCAATAGTATCTTTTTCTTTGCTCATCGTTCTTCATCCTCATCGTCATCGTAGGCTGCTTCTCTATAGTCTCGTATAGCATTTCTGATGGTAACTTCAGGGAAAAAATCAGGTGCTGATTCTTCCGGCCACATATCTGCTGGGTCACAATCTACATCATTTGCTCGACCAGCATTTCTATTGTGTCGCCACCACACAAATCTACTGATAAAATCAGGGTCTTTATGGTGCTCACTTTTACAAACATAGGGAGCAAACGGAAGGCCAACCTCCTGAGCATTGTATCTGTTCGCTCTTTGATAAACCTTAAAGTCTACCATTTCTTTTCCATACTGCACACAATAAGCTCGCCCATTGATATATACAGCAACGCCAGCTCTAGGCACACCGTTCCAAATTATTTCGCTCCAAAGAATTGTATTATGATATCTACGAATGGCCCATACCCAATATGCTCGTTTAAATAGCATATTAGTTGCGTTTGTTCCGCGATAATGTTTGAGCATTCCCTTTGTCATCTTTGAGTGTGTTAATAACCAATCTGTTTTGCGCTCATAACTCCAATTTCCTAAGGCTTCTCGAGTAGTTGGCTTTTGCACAAAAGTCAATAAATCATCTATCCATTGTGTCATTCCGGTTATAAACCAAGCTTCATATTTTGTTCTGCGCTTACGCACAATAGGCCATTGCTCAAGTTCAAATCGAGCAGTGCTATGAGTTTTATGAATCAATAAATCCCCCGAAATAGTTTTATTTGAGTAAAATTGATATATTTTTATTAGTGCTTTTTCAATAACATCTTTCCATTCACTATTGCCGTGTGCCTCAGAGCGTTGTATTCTCTTTACAAATGGACTTTTATTTAAAGGAAAGTGTGCTAAAAAAGTCACTACATTAGTGTGCTCACCATTCATACTTTGTGAAGCAGGATGAGCATAAATCTCATTGAGCAATCTGTTATATCTCGGTGGCTCCATCCTAAACTCACTTTGAGGGTGATTTCTTTGTTTTATTAGAGCATTCATTTCGCTCTCATCATAAATTATTATCTGCGTCATTCTTTTCTCAATCTCCTGAGCAAAGAAGCCTCTCTCCGGGTGAGCTTGGGCTTCTTCTTCTTTTCGCTCTTATTATTTCGTGTTCCTTTCATCGCATTTTTCGCCATTAAGTCACGAATGCGTCTATCTTCATTATAGTGAACCCATTTTACTTCACCGCTCTTAGAGTCTTTAAACTTAGCGAGCTCATAGGTTTCTCTCTTTATCTCATAGTCAAAATATTCTATCTGACAAATTGAACAATAATAAACTCCTTGTCCTTGAGATTCTCTCCGCTTACTAAGGCAATTACGATTTGAGCAATCTGGGCATACCAAGTATTCGTTATTTTTACGCGCCACTGCTCATATCTCCATCGATCAATTTATTCACTTAAAAGTTTTCCCATTCGCTATCATAATTATCAATACCGGTGTATTTTGGTTTATCATCATCCTTATTGGTTTTTATATAATGCTCAATTTCTTTGAGAGATATTATCCCATCAAAGTTTTCATTTGAGCCAACAGTGAAATAATATTCGAGCTTTGCCATAGCTTCCGGTAGTAGCACCCACCCATTCATTATTTTGAGTGATTTCTTACTAGATGATAGCTCATAGTCAGCGTCAATCAAGTCACGATATAGTAAATCGTTATTGCTCTTTAAATCTATATCATCTATCACTTCTTCGAACTTCTCTACAATGTCCATTTCATCGAGTGCTGAAAAGCTCTTTCTTTGTGAGGCCGGATAGTATGTTGTTACTCCACCATAAGAGCGGATATCATAATGTCCATAAGCAGAATAAGCACCTAAGCGTTGGAAATCTTCAAATAATACACTATCTGGATTTAACATAAAGTGCTTATGCAATTCAGGCAGTAAATACTTTTGGAAAGCATATGATTTGAGCAGTTCACGCATAGAAGTGTATTCACTTCCTGTGTGAGCACCGTGATAACCTGCAAATAGGTTAATACCATTGATTTTTAAGTGCTCAACAATGTTTGACACATCGCTTATTGAACCTTGTGTGGTTCTGAGCCCAAATGGTTTACCCCATTCATCTAATTGCGTTTGCATTTCTTTTGAGCACAATGTAATATCACAATTCTCTATAATAATATCAGTGTCACCGCGCCTATCAATAGTAATATTAAAGACACAATCTTCAAAATAATCTGCGTGGTGTTCCATCGCATATTCTGAGCCATTACAACCTGTTTCTTCTGCTACGCAGAACAATGCTGTTAATGGCGTATCTACTTCTTTATCAGTGAGCAAGCGTAAAATACTCCATATCCCGTTTTTATCATCAGCACCGATAACTTGACTATTTGTGCTACTCACTATCACATCTTTCTTTATATGCGATACTTGAATGTTTGCTGGTTTACTTGCAACAGTATCCATATGAGCATTGACGATAATTCGTTTTGAACCCCTGATTTTGTTTTGCGCATATATATTTCCTGCGCTATCAATCTTTGGGGTTATGCCGTTTGCTATAAGCCAATTACTCACATAGACAACCATTCCGTGTTCAGCACCGCTCGGAGAGAATATTTCATACATCTCTTTGAGTAGGGCTACACCGCGCTCATCTGTTTTCATTTTGCTCACATCAGTTATACGACTTTCGGGCATTTGGGGCATTTCGATTGACTCACTTGGAGTTTCCTCGCTTACCACTATTATTTCTTTTTCTTCTGTCATTCAGTTTACTCCTATATAGGTTAATTGTCCGTTATAAGTTTCGCGCATAGCATAATTACTACCTGCGCTTCTTTCACAGCGAGCGAATTGCTCACTTTGATGTTCATCAGCGTAATAAGCCCAAGTAGCTTCTTCGTTCGGTTTTTCTTTCCAAATTGGATAATACCAATCAGATGCTAACCGAGCATCATCATTTGTAGTATTCGCAAAAGTAATAGATTTATTATTAGCTTGTTTTAAATATTCATAAATGCTCAGACTGTCGTGGCGTGTGCGCTTATAGGCACAAAGTATCGCTTCATCAACCTCCAAAGACCGCTTAATCTTTGGCAACCATTCGTTCAATCCTTTAAACATTGCTACATAAAAATCATTTTTAGCGTGTGTAAAATTACTTAAATATAATCTGCTCGGCATTACATAAAGAGTAGACTTATCAAGCCCCGTTCTTTCTGAGCGCTTATACCATAAACGAATGACACTTCGCCCGATGATTTTTCGCTCATTTTTAGGGTCATAAAATAGTAAATATAAATGTGGGTTAACAGCCATAGAAATGTGATTGAATCCGAGCGTTTCTCTATATTCTTCGTTCTGACACGCACCGACAGCACCGTTAAAATCAATCACCTTTTGGTGAACACCTGCATCAAAACCTATGCTCATAGGCACTTTGAGCGTAATTGAGTTTGTTTTATACTCATTCCAAGTATTAAGATAGCGCGAATAGCGTTCCCATATTAAGTCCCGATTAGCTCTGATCAATTTGCTCATCTTTTTAATAAGAGCTGAGCCATCAGGCATTTTACGTTCTGACACACACTTTATTAATTCATCACGCGCTACATAATCAACATAAAAGCTCAATGCTTTTCCATTATCATCGAGCGGATACTTCCACATTCTTTCTTTATCTTTAATAGGCCAATCATCGTTCGTTATTTGGAAAACTGTATGCTTTTGGAAAGCTTCTGCAAACGCTTGGACTTGTCCGTATCGTTTGTGCGATGTAAATAAATCTTCATCCCTGATTAAAGCTGAAAGAAAGTCGCAGAACTGTTCATTTACACTTGTGCTAATTTCAGCAGTTGTTTTGAACCAACCATATTTTCCATAACCAAGCGCACCTTTACGCAATAAAAAGTCGTTGTGGTCGTATTCATCTGCGCACCATCTATAGAACTGATGGAAGAAATTAGAATGAGCTGCCCACGCAGCTTTATCGCTCTCTCCAGAGTCGACTTTAACGTGCCAATAATGTTTATCTAAAACTGAGCTTTCAATATTAAAAGAAGAGTAATCAGAAATGTGTTCACTTGAGCCTTTACGTTCATAACAAGGATAGCACAACCATTCATTAACATAGTCCTCTCCTTCTCCATTACAATACTCATTTATAGAAACATTTTCACCGCAATTTTCACAATCGTATGCGCTCACATCATCTGCACAATCTGAGCAATAATAATCACCATCATAAATCTGATAACGGTGTCTCCGTGTGTTTATTGTATTATCACACGAATAGCACACTCTTATCATTTGAAAACAAGGGTTACAATATTTGACATCGTTCACTACCTCTAAATCACCTTGCTCGGTTCTGTCACCACAAGCTGAGCACCTTTCTAAATTTCCATAGCACTCTGAACAAAGGACATTGTGCTCATTAATGGAAAAGACCGGCTCACCGGCTTCAACCTCGTTTGCACATATATCACATTTGCATTTGCTCATTTCTTCATCATTCGACATAGAGTTCGTGTTTCACCAAAGGTGACGCAGTATATAAGTTGTTAGTTGAGCATATTCTCAGTAAATTATTGAGCGGTTTCTCATTAATTAACGTGTTCATATTCTCAGTTTCTCAAAGTTCATTTCTCAGTTTCTCACAGGCTCATTTCTCAGTTTTCTTAAGTTCATATAGGTTAGACTAAACTGTTCAAAGTTCAAAAAATGGTTTGAGCAGTGTCATAAAATTTAACTACTCAGACTAAAATTGATCAAAATGAGCCAATTATTTAAGTTCTATTTAAGCACCTTTGTAGTGTTATTAACGAGCACAACAGTTTCGCCTTTTGAGTTCTTATAGACGTAACCACCACGCTCTCTCCATTCCTTTTGATGCTCACTAATTGGTTTTCCATCTGTTTGGAAAGTTTCTTCTTCTTCGAGCATTGAAAAATATTCTTCATCTGCTCGATTACGTTTATCCTCTCTGCGCAATTCATCATCACTTGGTCTGTTCACTTATCCCTCTTCACCACAGACATAATCAAGCATATTCTTTTTGCTCAATTCATCCATTTTCTTTTGACGTAGTTTGATGAGTTCTTTTTGCTCATTTCTTATTTGTTCTACTCGCTCATTGTGGCCTATTTTAGTGTGCTTTATTTCTTCACTGATATGCTCAGTGTCGATTCCAGCAGTCCTCAAAGCGAGTTCAATACCCATAGCGATTCCCAGCTCCGTATATGCTTGTTGAACATTAGTAATTTCTGCTCTATGCGATTTATATAATTCGCTCACAGAGTCATCACAACATTCGACTATACGATTACGAAGGGAAAGCTCAGTATTCCAGCTCATTCTGCGCACATCTACTGAAGTAATTAGCTCATCAAAAGCTTCCTTCAATTTGCGCACTTCATTCGTTTCGTTATTGCTCATTGTTTTTTTATTAAGTGCTCAGATTCTTCACACAAATAGCACTTATCAGTGTGTGTATATGTTCCGTTAATAATCCTAATTTGCGCAATGTATCTCTCACATTTTGCGCAGTATAATTCCATTGATTTCATCGTTTCTTCATATATTCCTTTGTGCAATTCTTCCAGCACTGTGTGAGCGGTGAATGTATCTTTTCTTTGCACACTTCACACTCATTTCCTGGGCTCACATCGGTTACGATTTCAATGCTCCATTTATATTCAGACAGTTTGCTCATTTTAGCTATTTTCCATTTGTCCTTCACCGACTTTAACATATAGACTTATCGGATTTGGTGTTAAGTCCTTATACTCTGGTTTATCAAAGAGCTCAATCAATTTCATTGCTTTGCTCTCATTTATTTCTATTAGTTCGCTCATATTACTCCTTTATTGTTAGACACTTCATACAGATTTGTATGCTCACTCTTTTCTCAATTGATCTGAGCAGTTTCCATTGGTGTGGTTTGCTATGATTATGCATACACATATGCTCACTCACCAATTTTTCCTCTCGCTCAAACCATTCTTCCCAGAATGTGCTTACGAAATTTTTGTGTTCGCTCATTTGTCTTATTTTTATTTGTCCATCCAAAAAGCTAAACCATCGCTCAATTTTATTTGACACGGTTTGCACGCTTTGATGTATGCACCGCTCAATCGCGGTTGCTTTTTACAGATAATACAGTATTTCTTTTTTTCGCTCATTTGTCCTCATATTTGTTGTAGCAGTCGATACAATATTTAGCGAGCAGATTGTCAATAAATTCTTCTCCACAATATATACAATAACCGCTCACTTTATCGCCTCTGTCTGCGTATATAGCGATTATCCAATCTGTTCAAATCACTATCATATCGGTTTTTACCCTTTACAGGTAATGCTTCTGCACTTTTGTATGCAGTTCTAACTGCTTGAAGCAGTTGTTGAATGTGCGGTTGTTCCTTATTCATTAGCGCATTAATAAATTCTTCTAATGCGCAACTGATATGAAACGGTGTGCTCGCACCTTCAGCCCCAAACCACCACTCGGCAAACTTTCCGTATGCTCCTTTGGTTGCGTGGTCATCGCTCGGCACGCTCAATAAAATTGTGCTCCCTGAATGTTTCTCGATTTGCGCAAGTCCTGCCATTAATTTGAGCGGGTCGCCTTGTAGCTTTTCGAGCACCAATCTGGTTGCATCATTGAGCGGTGCTGGTTCTTCCGATTGCTCGGTTTCTGTTTTTTCTTTGTTCATTCCATCACTTCGCTTTGCGCAATCTTTATTGCGCTGTTGTATCTTTCTTTTACTGCTCCATTGAGGACACGCCCTTCGCTCACATTCTTATTCCAGCGTCTGCGCACATCCCATTCATCCAATAGAGCAGTTCTTTCAATGTGGAGTGCTCGCTCTCGTGCGGCCTTCCAAGCATCAGGATAAGGTATCGGTTCGAACAGATGATACCCATCCTTTTCGAGCATTGCATTTCTATAATTATGCTCGGTCATCATCTTCTGATTGAGCGTATCTATTCTTTTATTTTCGCTCACTATATAACTATGCATTTCGCACACAAAATCAGGAACCGGAGTGCGCGTTCTGTAAGATTTACTTTTGCGCGTTCTATGGATATACATCTGCTCTCTTCCCCATCTGTCCCGAGCGGTGCCTTTCAGGGTTTGAGCAAGTGCGTTGTGCATCTGCTCAATCTGCTCATCTGTGAATAGAGCATAATCAATTGGCCCCATAAAGCGGACTAATAATTTTATGTGCTCTTTTCGTTCTTCGTCTTTGAGCGGTTCTGGTTCTGGGATAGGCTCATACACCCTCTCCCCTAAACGGCTCATAGCTTCTTTAATGTTTCTGCTCATATGTTAATTTCATTAGTGCGCAAGCCCTGCCCAATAGTTCGAGCATTGAGAACTGCTATGGAACGAGCGGTTGCTGAATTTCGGATAGTGCTCACGCAAAAAAACAGAGTCAGGATTATATTTAAAACGTGGGTTGAGCAAACAGAGAGCGCTATATAGAGCAAATATAATATATTATAAGTATATATTAACTCTACGCTATACTGAGCATACAATAATTGCTATACTAAGCATTAAAAGATCTTTAACTAAGCATTAATTAATAATATATATACACTATGTAATTATATGGCTTTCTTCAAACGAACCGAACCGGTTCGAACTTAAACTGCGGTTTTAGTTTGCTCTTTTCTCACGGGGCCAAATAAGCATTTCTCACGGGGCCAAAGGTATGAACTAGTTTAGCTCATTTGATCAAATGGACCTGGCTCATATGAGCAAATAAAAAAAAGCTCAGTGCTCGGTGCTCTAGTTTCTCACCGCACAAACGGACAGTTATCCGGGTGCTTACTATACTCTTTTCTCACCGCGCAAACGGCCTGATAATTAGTGCTCGTTTATATAGAGATCTTTGTGCTCAAATGAATATTAAAAAAACTGCTCAAATAGCTCTTATTTTTTGGCCTTAGTCGGGGGTCATTAAGCCCCTACGGGCTTTTAATTTTGTGCTTAAATGAGCATCGAAAGTATATATACTGTCTGCGCTCTGCTAAGGTTGGCAATGATTGAACTATTGAGCAGATATAGCAAAACGCACCCCCAAAACAGAGCGGTAGCAATAGAGAGCCGAGCCGGAATAAGACCGGAATATGAGCAAATAGGAATTAGACATTATGAGCAAAGACAACAGTGGCAAAGCCTGTATCCATCTGACACAAGCGCAGAAGATATCAGCATTAAAGGCCGTTGGTGTGGAACCCCGCAAGGGCAGTGCTCCGGCCCTAATTCGAGCACTTCCAAAGTGGGCAAAAGCACACAAGGAAGCAAGTGCAGAATTAGGTGTATTTGTAAATGCAGAAATGCCAGCGACTATGAGCAGTGGACAGAAAGCAGCACGAGCGGTAGCCCGACAGGAAAACCCCGAGCAAGTTATAGCAGAAATGTTAAGTGCTTTACCTCCAGAACTGCGCAAGGTTGCAGAAGAGCAAATAAGCAAACAAGCAGAAACGGACACACCAAACACCGATTAAATAAGCTACAAAATAGCAATACGCAAAAGTCAATTAAGACTATAAAAATTGAGCTAATAAAGACACCAGAAGAGAACCTACAAAACGCAGTGATAAATATATATTATGAGTTATATTTTGAGCGTTTAAGTTTCTCTTCTCAGTGCTAAAAGCACCCCGTCTAAACGAGCAAATTTTTTTTTAAGCCCAGGGCCCCACCCCTCTCCACAAATCGGGGAAATTTTGGGCAGCGTAACTGCTTTATAGGTTGAAGTGGTATAATGAATTATGCATTGGCAAAAATGTGTGCGGTGTGGTGTATACTTTGATAGACAATCTCAAGAAGCTATACGGCGTACTGCAGAATTATGCCCCGACTGCTGGAAATTCCTTCCACACTATCGGCTTACAAAAGGAGCAATAAAAACGAAAGCAAAGATAGAAGAAAAAGAATGGCCTTTAGAATATATACTCTTATACATTCTAGGTTGTTCTTTGTGCCTGTTAGTAATAGGATACTATTTATGGTTCAAGTAACAAACAATAGCATACCAAGGGAATGTCCCATCTGTGATGGCCGTGCCATCGTAACTGATGGCGAAGGCAATTCATACTGTGTGCGTTGTAACGCTAAAGACTATAGAAAAGTTAAGTTCACTTAGATTCGCCGCGGGCTTCAGCCAACGCGCTTCTAATATCATTACGAACTTGATTCTTCATTTTATCATCGTGCTGGTCATAGGTAGAAAGAATAACATCCTTTAGGACTTTATCTTTAACTGACTTTTGTAACTGAGCGTCTAGTTTATTGAAAGCTGTTTTCTGTACCTTTGTAAGGTTAGCATCAATAAGTTCATCGACTTCAGTGCCGTGTTTTTTCAAAAATTTGGCTACCAGTGTTCTGATATATATTATTGGTAAGTATGTATCTGCATATTGCCTAACTAAAGGAACTCTATAGTATGCATAGGAACTAGCTGTGGCAGCTACACCTACAATAAGTAGTGCTTCTTGGTTTGTACCAAGTAAATCGAGCAACGTATCTGTAATAGTATCGGTTGCTGTTGTATTGCCTGTTGCGTTACTAGTTTGATTTGTCGTAGTATTATTCATTCTTTCACCTTCGGATAACAAGGATTCTTGTAAAAGGCACACCATTCGCATAATTTCTGCGGTACCTTCTCATAGTTATCTTGGTCTTCGCCCCTATTTATAAGTTCTGTATGGATGTCCATAATAAGTTTTCTGGCTTCTGCTAATTCACTACTTGTAATACGCACAAAATAAGTATCATCATAGCGTAACCAGTTCACTCCTGCGAACATTGGGACCACACCAGTCTTCTCATAATATAGGAGCGCGTATATGATTAACTGTCTATAGTAATCATCTGGTAGGTAGGGCCTATAACGCTTAGATGTCTTATAATCTATAATAGAGACATTCTTTTCAAAGTCTTCTATGACAGAATCTATGATACCGGTAATTCTAAGCTCTTCGTTATAGATACGTTGTTCAGCAAATTTGGGTCGCAGGTTATTGAAGGCCATATCTTTCGACCTGTATATATCCCACTCCATTAATTCAGCAAGTTTACGTTCTATATGGTCACAGAAATTGACAAGCATTGTATGTGTTTCGTTACGGAAGGTAGGTTCGTCATAATCTTTGAATAACCAAGGCTTCGTATCTATGAGGTTGTTCCATTTTTGTTCAAATTGCTCTGTTACATATTTTTGGGCAGCTTGATTGCGCCACCTACTAGCATATTTAAAGCGGTCTGTGAAAAGCGTTTCCAGAATATCGTGAACTATGGTACCGCGAAAAAGATGGATGGTAAATTTCTGCGGTAACTTCTCTATATACTGGTGATAGAATTGACGTGGGCACTTCAGGAATGTATTGATCTTTGAAGGACTCAATTTCAATTCACCGGGTTGCCAATCTATGTCTGCCGATTTTTCGTCTTCGGTTGTATTTTCAGACAACCAATCTTCTGCGTTAACTGTGACACTAAAGGTCGCGTCGCTAACGCCTTGTTCTTTCTTCATAATGGAAGAATAACTTGTTTGATATTTAAAGACTGTGTTGGGTAGATATACTAAGCAAGTATAACTATTAAGCATACTATGTATAAGATATATAATATATACCAAAATTTATCTCGGCAGTAAGTATTAATATTGGTAACACGATGGAAGTATATGGACAAGCGACTCAAGCGCTTATTACTTAACGACGCTTTAAGGTTAGGAATGGGGGTTATATGTTTTATAATTCTATTCTTTATGTTAGGGTTCTAGTAAAAAGCTTTAAATAAAAAACTAACCAAGGATTAAATATGGTTAATGATGACTATGGCGCAATCAGCGTTATATCTGACGATGAACGAGCAGCTCTAGGTATAGGTAATACACCTAAACCAGAAGATGACGAGAAATTATTTGAGACTATTGGTAAAGCAGCTGACAAGATAGGGGAAACCAAAGTTGGTAAGAAGATAGGAACTATAATTACAGTTATAATGCTTGCGATTTTAAGTGGAGGAGCTAACTTAACCATCCTTGAAGAATATTTTAATGGTGATGAAGATGGCCCACTTGGAGGTTGTATGCAAGGAGATGCCACTAATTATAATCCAGATGCAACCTTTGACGATGGTACTTGTAATTTTTTAATTATAGTGTATGGGTGTACTGACCCTGAAGCAGAGAACTTTCAACCTAATGCAACCCACGACGATGGACGTTGTATAGTTTTAAATGACAACCCAGATGGTAACGGCACTAACGAAACTGCATCTATTTATGGTTGTATGGATATGGATGCTAATAACTATGATGATAAAGCTACTGAGGATGATGGTTCGTGTGATTACGAGGATGAATATGAAGAACCTGAATGTAATTCTACATCAGTACATTTTTACCCCGGATGGTATAATGAAGAGACAGATAACGCTTCTGTTTTCTGGGTAGACCCAGATGCTGACGGTATATCCGTATTAACAGATATAGATGCTGAGTGTTCCGATTATAATGCGTCTGTGTTAGTTTATGTAGATGTATGGCACGAAGAGTCTGGTGACTATAACTGGACAGACACATATTTAATAGTCAATGGTGAGAATTGGGATAATCATTGGTTTAATTTTACTTTCGAAGAACTTAATGAAACAGAAGGTGAATGGGTTATGTGGGTAGCATTACTCGTATGGGACGAGATAGACGAAGAATATATATTTCAACAGCAGTTCACCATTCCAAGAATAAGAGTAGAGGGAGGTGAATAAATATGAGTAACCACAAAAAAGATGCAATAACCCCTGATGGGAACTTTTCTAACTTTATGATGATGTTAGTGGCAGCGCCTGTAGTTATGGCGTGGGTGGGATTATCTGTATTTTTAGTTACTATGGCTTTTAGAGAACCACACATAGTAGAAGATATAGAATCCTATAAATCAGTATTATTGATTATAGGGTCACCTGCATTAGTAATTATATATAAAGTATTAGAATTATGGACTGCTCAACAGAACAGTCAGATAGAACAAACAAGGAAGGGAACTTTCCGTAATGGAGATGACCAAGATGATGATGAGGAAAAGAAATGAAAGCATCTGATATGCTTCATTTAACAAATAAACTCGACACCATCTTATCAGAGATAGATGACTTAAAAGCAATGATATTAGAATCCACTTACCAAAACTACGAAAAGAGCGAAAAAAAAGAGTAACGATGCTTTTATATATACTTAAAGCAAATATTTAATATATGTTCCAATGTCCGTATTCCAGTTGTGGTGCTATTTTCGATGATAGCGGTATTCGTGATAACTTAATGCGCTTCAAACAAGGGCAATGCCCAAGATGCGTAAAAGAAATCAGTGTTGATTTTGATTTGAGTAAATACGGAAGCGCACCAGTGCCAGAAGTAATAGAAGAAATTCTAGAAGATATCCCTGAATCTGAATTAGTATCAGAAACGATAGAGACTAAAGAAGAAAATTGGGAAGATTGTACGATGTCGGAATTAAAGAAAGCTTTAAAGAAACGTGGACTCTCTACTAAAGGAAAGAAAGCGACTTTACTTAAAAGATTGGAGGAGAAAGAATGAACGAATATGAAGATGAAAAAGTATTAGTGCAATTGGAAGGAATCCACGAATTATTGGAAGTTCTTGTAGCTTGTATAGATAAAGATGATTGCTGCTTTAAGGAGCAAAAATGTTGCAATGAAGATTGTAAGGAGAAATAAATATGTCAGAAGATAACGACACTTTAATATCTAAAAAAGTAGACTCTATATTAAAGCACCAGATGGAAGTATTACAAAAATCTGTAGATAACTTAAGTCAAATGCTACAAGATTTTCAAGGTGAAAACGACAATAGTTTCACTGATATATTGAATTGGATAAATAAGGAGAAATAAATATGGCTAAAAAAGAAGATTTATTGAAGGGAGAACATTTTCACGGAAATAACCCTGATATGAAATTAAATTTTCCAAAACCAGATAAGGCAGAAATAGATGAGATGAATTATAAAAAACCTATCACATCCTATAAGGATATAAAAAATCCTAAAGAAATGCGTTATATCGATGGAACATCAACCCCTGACACTCTTAATGTTGATTTTGCTGATGATAAAAGTAATTACAAGAGTTCTAACATACAGACACTCGGTGAAAGTTCCACAAGCGATGGAAGTTAGGTAATATGGTCTATAAGAAGAAACCAGCCAAGAAATCTGCAGCTAAGAAAAAACAAGCAGCAGCTCGAAAGAGAAAGGGTGGTTCTAATGTAGGCAAATACAAAGGAGTGAAAGCCTTTGCTGGTCCATCAGGAGGAGCTCCTGCTGGTAGTTTTCCAATTAATACCTTAACGCGTGCTAAATCAGCTTTGAAGTTAGCGCATAATGCGCCAAGACCTGCTGGTATTAGGGCGGCAGTGTATAAAAAATATCCACAGCTTAGACCTTCTGCCAGAAAGACAAAGACTTCCAGAAAGAAGAAATGAAAGAAAGAGTTGAAGATTATGAGACCCGACTCCGAGAGCGAGTGGGGGAAGGAGAGTATGAACGTCATCGTGAATTAGTGATGTTACTTGCTCGTAATCTTGCACTTGAAGATATTTTATGGGAAGAAATAACAACCCACATTCGTAATATGGAATTACGGAATAATTTACTAAAACAGCGCAATCAGATTGTTAAAGATATACATACTGAATTCCGCGCACTTAAGATTGAAGTTCCTACTCTAGTCGAGAAAAAGACAGAAAATTTTATGGATTTCTTAGGAGGTTTAGATGAATCAAGTGAAGAACGAGACGAAGAATCTGAAAACAGTACTGACGGGGCGTAACGCTTTCGATTCTAGGCAACTAGAAAAATTCTTTGATAAGGTAAGATGCGACGAAAATAAGATGGAAAAACTTGTTGAAGCATTCTGTGAAACTTATCTAGTTGATAATCATAAAAGACCGCTTCGCCTTCGGCCTCTTCAGTTAGAAATTATTACTAAATCTTTAACTTATCCAGAAGGAAATCCGAAAAAACAACGGAAGATGGCTATCTTAGCACCAAGAGGTAGTGGAAAATCGTGGGCTCTTTCGGTATCTGCTACAATTTATATGTTTTTTAAAAGATTCCGTGATATGGTTTTTGTTATTGCACCCACAGAAGACCAAGCAGCTCTTATCTTTAATTACGTATTAAGGCATTTCCAAGATAATGCCTTTCTTAGTTCTTTAGTAGATAACTATAAGTTGCATAATAAACCGCACATTAAATTAAAGGGCGGTACTATGCTTAGGCGCTCCCCGATTGCACCCACTAATCAAGGACAGGCAATACGTGGACAGCATCCGACCTTTTTAATTGTAGATGAGAGTCCACTTATAGGAGATTCTCTATTTGTGGATAATGTAGAACCTTCTATTATAGCAAATAAAGCTCCTTTTATAAATCTAGGAACCCCTAAAACAAAGGAGAATCATATGCATCGTTATTTATATGATGAAAATTATGCTGAAAGTTTTACCCGCTTACATTATACTTGGAAAGATGCAGTGATGAAAGGAAAAGCATATAGTCCACCATATAATGAGGAAGAAATGCTTACTAAAATGTTAGAGTGGGGGCAAGACTCATTATATTGGAAAACAGAATATGAATGCGAATTTGTAGAGAGTGTTTCTAATGTTTTTACTACTGAGCAAATTCGAGGATGTTTTGATGATTACGAACTTACAACTCTGGAAGCTATTGCAGATGGAGAGGAACCGGGTTCTAATAATTGTGTTGCTGTTGATATTGGTAAATCTGTTAATAGTACAGTTATTAGTGTGTGGCGTACTGAGAAATCTGATACTGGAAATATTACACGACTTATATATCTAGAAGAAATTGGTCCTAAATCTGGTGGTCACGATATTCCATACCAACGTCGACGCATTATGGAAGTAGCACAAACTTTTAACGCAGTTCGAGTTATTTTAGATGCTACCGGAATTGGTGGTGCATTTGAATCAGAGATAAGAGCGGAGTGTATTCCTCTTTCTATCCATTTTTTACCTTTTATTTTTACAGGAGGGGCGAAAGGTAGTAAAACATTAATATATAGGGATATGGTATCCTTCATACAAAAGGGAGCGGTGAGAGTTCCTAACCCAGACGCTCTACCACCAGAACAAGCGAAATTAGTGTGGAAGTGGTATAGAGAACATATTGAAATAGAGTATGTAATGGATGCAGCAAATAAGACAGAAAAGATTGCAGCACCGAACGGAAAGCACGATGATTATTGCGATAGTTCTGCTATGGGTATTCACGCTTCTTTATCTATGCTACCCGGAGATTCTTCTTTCACATCCGTCACTTTAAGTAAGGGAAGTCCACGACGTTTTGGAACCCCAGCACATAGTTTTGCGACTACACGAATGGGAGCAAAATCAATGAAAAATGCAAAAAATTCACCAAGAGGTATATAGCGTAATCTTTAAATATTAATTTGTCGAGTTTAAATATAGGTAGTAATGGCGTTAAAAGATTATTGGCCTTTCAAAAGGCGAGAATTTGCCCAAACAGGGAGTAATCCTCCTTACAAGAAGGACGACCCTCGTAGTTTTGGAGAAGGTATAATAAGAAGAATAAAGTTACATAAAGGTAGTAGATTCGGCAGAGACTTCGAACCTCAGATTGGGGATAACCGTAGATATATGAATATTTATTTATCAGACCCTTTAATACGAACTCTTATCGACTTACCTTGTATTTATGCAGTAAAAGATGGATATGACATCGTTACTGATAACGAGGAAGAAAGAGAACGCATTACTAAACTTTTTAAAGAGATTAATTTAGAACTTACAATTTATAGTTGGTTACGCAATGCTCGTATATTCGGAACGGGATATATGGAATGGACTGATGATAATTTAGTTTTGCGCTCTTCGCAGAATATGTATGTTCAGAGAGATGAGAATGGTCAAATTATGTATTACTACCAAGATATTGGGAATGATTCAGAGAATGTTAGGTTTGAAGAAGATGAAATTATAGAATTAAAGAATAACCCTTTTGATGATTATGCGTATGGTTTATCAGATATCCATACAGTTCAATATCTGGTTGATTTAAAAGATTATGCAGAACGTGATGTAGGTGCCGCACTTAATAAATATGCTAACAGTCGTTATGATGTAAGTTGTGGATTACCAGATATGCCTTACGGTCCAGATAAAATAAATGAAATAGTTAACGCTTTTAATGGATTAGAACCGGGTGAAGATATAATTCACGGTAATGATATCCAAATTAATGAAATGACAGGAACAAGACGTGCTTTCGAATATGGTAAATATATTGATGATATTTCTATGAAAATCCATATGGCTCTTAAAGTACCAGTTACTATGTGGTCTAATCCTTCTGAGGCTAGACCAATTTTTGAACCTTTTGTAAAATATTTACAGAAGGCTGTTGAAGCTTCTTTAAATTCGCAATTAATGCCACAATTAGGTGAAGATGTTCGCTTCGCATTCCGTCAAATGAATGTGGAAGATGCCTTTACTAAAGCGAAAACTGATATGATTTACTTGGCTGAAGGTGTATTAGCACCTGAAGAAGTAAGGGAAGAGCGTGGGCTCGACCCACAGGGAGTTGTAGAAATGCAAGCTACCGAAAAAGAAGTAAATGTATCGGGCGGCAGAGATGAGGATAAGAAAGAAGAAACAAGGCGCACCGAAAATAGGGGAGACACAACAAAGAAAGGCGATGTCCGAAAGACAGCACGCCGTGCTTATGAACCCGGCGCCAACGCCACAGGGAGGCGCAAAAATGAGTAACTACGAAAAATGTCTAACTGATGTAGGACCACGTTTAAAGAAACGAGGTTTCGATAATTATGAAGTAATGAGCCAGAATATATGCCAAATGCGTTTTGCAGATGATGATGATACACCTCGTCAATTCAGTCAATATACTGAAGAAGACGTACGCAGAAGTTTTGCACTTGACTTTGAATTAGATATAATAGACGATGCTTTTCCAGAAAATTTTGATAAGGATTCTGAGATTTGGGAGTTCCCTGTACTTGCTATTACTTCAGGATTACATAAATACACTGAAAACGACGAAGAGCAAAAGGTTTATATAGAATCTAACATACTTAAAGATACTGTAGAGGCTTTTAACGAGCTACCTATATATGTAAATCACCAGCGAACACCTGATGATTTAATCGGGAAAGCAATAAACCCCGAGATAAAAGAAATGGATAATGGAAAGATTGCCATCAAAATGTTGGCTCAACTTTCTAATAATGGAAAAGCTTATGAAACAATGCAAAAAATGAAGGATGGGGATGTTACGAATGTTAGTATCGATTGGTTTTCCAAAGATATTGATGTAATGGGTGACACCTATGCTACTAATATCCGCCCAGTTGAAGTATCATTTATTGATAACAAACTGGCTAAAGCGGTGTGCGACGAATGTACAATTGATATGAAATGTGATACACACGAGAAAGATGTGAAAAAGGAATCGTGTTGCGATTCTTGTTCACGCGGAGGTTCGTGTGAATCTGAAAGTAATGAAACGATACAACATAAAGAGGATGAAAATATGGCAGAAAACGACTCAAAAACCGAAGCCGAAGTAATAACGGAACGAGAGTTTGCTTCCTTAAGAGGACAGTTAGAAGAACTTCAGACTGCTCACACAGAGTTACAGAAGCAGTATGATAGCGCAACAGCTACCATTACTACCTTCGAAGAAGCTGAAGTAGAGAGGGCAAAGGCCGATGCTGAAGCTCGCAAAAGTGATGTCGTGAATACGATTATCGATAAAGAACTGCTTCTTAAAACCCTTGAGGAAAATAGCCGCGAAGCCCGTTTAACGGAACTCGCTGCTTGGGAAGAAAATAAACTCGTTGGATTTAGTGAGGCAATCGGAAGTATACCTGTACCAGAAGACACAGAACGGTCATTTGGAAAAGGTGTAGCACACGAAGACAGTGACGCCCCTGTTAACGCAGAGGCTGAAGTAGAGCGAATATTCGCTCTCAACAACGGAGGGAAAATAACCCTCAACAAAAATTGGAAAAAAGCTTAAAAGGTGATTAAATATGGCAACAGAAATATTAGTAAATGATGGCGGAGCACCCGCCCGTATCCTACCTTTCACAGCAGGTTCAGCAATTGCAGCAGGAGAGCCAGTTATTATGGCAACAACTGATGGTGAAGTCGATTCCGTAGCAACCGCAGCAAGTGGTACTATGGCTCTCGGTGTAGCTTTAACAGCTTCTACTTCAGGCAGTATGTGTAATGTAATTTCCGGTCGTGGTGTGATACTTAACGCTAGCGTTAGTGGAACAGTAGTGACTGGTGCAGAACTTGAGATGTCAGGATTAGGAGATTTCCAACCTTGGGTTCTACACGACGGTGGCGCCGGTAGACCAACAGCATTAGCTTTAGAAGCTGGCACTGGTAATCCAAGATTAGCAAAGGTACTTTTACTTTAGGAGATAAAATATGGCAATAACAGGAGTAACAGAACAGCCCGGTCTTTTGACCACAGTCAATGAAGGTAGTTACAACGCAACCGGTGGTACCGGTGAACGTGTACTCGTCGACTATAAAGACGCACTTATTGATTACAAAGTGACAAATTTGGCCGCGCTGCAGATGTTCGCAGAACCTATGACAACCGATACTGGAGGAGATATAGATATTACATTTGCTCTCCCAAGTATGGCAATGGAAGAAATCGATGAAGGAAGCACCCCGAAATATCAACACACCAAGATGCGCTCAGAGCGTGTTAGTGTTAATGAATGGGGCCTTGCAGTCGGTGTAACACGTAGGATGATAGAAGATTCTCGATTCAATGAAGTCGAGTTAGCCCTCAATGAGGCACGCAGAAGTGTAGACAGACATATGACTAACCACGTAGTAAATGCGTTGTTTGGTCTTACGAATGCAACACTAGGAACTGGTATCAGTGGTACGACAAGTATTACTGCAACAACCGGTGAAGGACCAGGAACTGGTACTATCACAGATTTTTCCGCTAATAAATATGGTGGATTTATAGGAAGTGGTGGTAGTGTTGGTACAGGACGTCTTTATGCTTACGCAAACCAAGACGATTCTACGTTGGAAGCGTCACACTATGTGGCCGCAGCCAGTACTTCAGGAATTGTTTCGCTTTCGGATATTACGAATGCGATTGAATTGATTGGAGCACACGGCTACAACGCAGATACCATTGTGATTTCCCCTGCCCACTACAAGTCTTTACTAGACTTGGCAGATTTTACGGCAGCGGTTTCCGCAGTAACTGGTGGACAACACGTAATTGAAGAGACTGACCCTTTCAGGACCACAATGGGCACTGGATTTGTTGGTAGTTTGTTTGGATTAAAAATCTTTACAAATGCTTGGATACCCGAAAGTAGGTTCGGAATTTTTGATACAAGTGTAAAACCGATGACCTATCTGGAAAGACGACCTCTAACAGTAGAGGAAGCTAATCCCGGATTTGGTATTGTTGGTTCATATCTATCAATGAGATATGGCTTGAAGATTATCCGTCCCGAAGTTGGCGTAATCTGCATAGCAATAGCATAGATATAAATCTAGAATAGTTTAAGGGGGTTCTATCCAAAAACCCCCTAGTGTGTATATGAGCGTAAGCTTTATACAGGAATTTTTATGCCGATAACTAGATCTGGAAGAATGATGGGGTATGGTAAAAAAACTATACAGCAGGCTGCAGGTGTTTCAAAATTAGTTGCTGGAGATAATATTACCCTTTCACCCACTGTGGGAACGGGTTCAGTTACAATTACGGCAGCAGGTGGCGGTGGAGGAGGAACAATTAGTCCTTCTACACAATATCAAATCCCTTATTATAGAACTACTAGTGTATTATCTGGTAGTAGTGCAATGGTTTTAGATGCCTCTAATAATGAATTACAATTAGCTACTAGTACAGTTGGCGGTGCTGCTTTAAGATTACAAAATACAGCTGCAACTTCTACCGCAAACGGACTTCACATATATAATAATAGTACTCAGCAAGTACTTCAAGTAGGTCATAATAATAATACGGCTGAAAATTATATATGGGGAACATTTGATGTTCCTCTTAAATTTGCGACTAGTGGTACTGAGAGAATGCGTATTCTTGCTGGCGGTAATGTAGGTATAGGTACGGATAGCCCTAATACAACTTTAGATGTTAAAGGGAATGTTGTACTTGGGGAATCTACTTCATCGACACTCGTAGTTTCAGGTACTTCAACATTTAAGGGACGTACAATAACACTCAACGACCCTTCAGCCAATAATCCATATATGTTGTTCACGGATGCAGGTACTAGTGTTGGTCTTATTCAAACCGAGGGTGGAGATAATATGTCTATGTCTACGGAGACTGGTAAATATATAAGATTCAAAACAAACGGCGGTAGTGAACGTTTGCGTATTGCTACTGGTGGTGATATAAGAATTAATAATACCACCCAAATAGCTAGCGCAAGAACAACAATTTTAGATGCTAGTAACCCACAATTGACACTTGCTTACGATGGTTCTAATTATAATACTTTTAAAACAAATATAAGCGGAAATCTAATTATTAAACCCACTGGTGATTCTATTTGGATTGGGGCAGACCCCTCTGCTACTATTA